AAAGTTAAACTCCGAAACTTTCGCCGCAACCGCAACTGCTGGTACTGGTGGGATTTTTAACAGTTAAGAAACTTCCACCCAATTCAGTAATGTAATCTATCTCGCTACCCAGCACATACATTTCTGCTAATGAATCCACTACTAACACGCCATCAATAGGGTCTGACCATTTGAACTTATCCATCCCAAGATCATTTCTTAGACCCCAGATATACTGAAAACCAGAACAGCCCCCGCCTTTTACGCCGAGGGTTACATAGTCGCCATATATTATGACGCTCTTCATATATTTTTTTGCTTCTTCTGTAAGAGTTACCATATCAATATTTATGATAATCGTTTTGCTTGTCTTAAAAGATATGCAAGAACATTATCCCAATATTGTATCGCCCAATCCGATTTAGAGTTAGCTCTCGCTGTCGCAGCATTCTCTATCTTCTGATCTGTTAAGTCTATCAAGTTCTTCGTACTCCTTAATTCTATCAATCATATTTATAAAAACTTCAAACATCTCTTTCATCTTAGATGTCTCATCTGCCTTGGGGATACACAATGATTTGATTGATGCATCCTGTGCTGAGATTGCAGCCCTTGCCTTCAAACAAGAGTCCATATCTGGCATCTCTGTATTGATACCTAGACTTGCAACTATTAACATCGCTTTAATCATTATACTAAACTCCATCCCATTGAATCACACAAATACTTCTCTTTACCTACTAATACCATATCACCAACACTAGTAGACCGACAGCCCTTCTCAGGGAACATAGGAGTTACACCTTCGTTCTTCCACCATGCGTCATTGATAGAGTTCGTCAACGTGAACGCCTTCTCTAACTTTGAAGTAGTAGACAATTTCTTGGAAACTTCCACCATTGCAACAAGGGTTGGAGTCTCATCAAACGCAGAGTGGATAACTGAAACAGTCTCCACACCATCATACGTCTTCATTAGAGCATCAATTTTACTCATACCATTAACAACCACATAGCAACTGGGAAACTTATAAGAACCATTCCTCCAATAACATTTGTAATATTCATAATTTAACCTTTCTTCTCAATTGTTACTAATATTAACACACTCAACAGGATTTGTCAAGGCCTAAAATGCAACTAAACACGCAAAACCCATGCCAAAAATCATCACGATTGCAAGCGTATCGCCTGCAATCTTACTAAAAGTTATAAACTTTTCACGAAATGTATTAGGATTTTCCATTATATACTTCCCTTTCCTACTAAGTAAAGAGGGCCAGTCCAGTTGATTGGGAAACCACCTTCAAGAACATTACCTCTTGAACCGTTTCTCTCAGGAGCTGACCAACCAGCACACTTCAACAAAGTGCCTTTTTTAAACTTCTTGTCATTATCAACATTGACAACGAAACCCCAAGCAGTACCACCTTTATTAGTCATAATTTTGATGTACTTAGAACCTTTCTTAACAACCCATTCTTCTTTAAATGCTGCTTTCATTTCATCGTTCACGTTGAAATTATCATAGTCAGCATTTGCGGCAGCAAGCATATTCGCAATACCGTCATCTACAGTCTCAAAGGTTTTTTTAATATTAATAGTCATTATTTTGTTACTCCAAAATCCATGCCAGGGTTGTAAGTAACCATGGCTTCCCAAACTAATTCTCTAACAGCAGTGTCAGTCGCTTCTTCAGTAGAAGACTCCTCACCAATCAAAGCCAATGCATAAGAGGTCTTCTCCCAACCCCATTCACCAGCGATAGCGGCGTCAACTAACTTACCAACTTCATTATTACCTTTTGTGGTAAACATTGCAAATTCGTTTTTCATAATATATCTTTCTTTGTTGTTAACTCTCATTATATTAATACTATAACACATGGAAGCGATCTTGTCAACAAGAATCGGCATAAGAATTAAATTTAATATCATAGTGTGACAAAAATATCACTATGCTATCTCCATCATATCTTCACGGTCTGCAATACCGTCATCTTCACACATTCTCACGAACAATCCCAGCTGGCGACCAAACGCCTCTATTTCCCAAGGATAATCAAAATAGTTTAGCTTAGAGGTATCCACTTTCTTTTTCATAAACCTAACCTTATTAGGTTCTTCATATTCGTACATTTCACCAGAAATCCACTGTTTAACATGCACAAATTCGTGAGCAAGACTGATTAATATATTTCTAAGTGATACACTAGAGTCGAGCTCGATAGTGTAAGAACGTGGGGTAGATTTTGATTCCCATTCATCCCAGATGCAAGAACCTTCCATCCCTTCTTTATCAGTCAAATTTCTTACTAATTTGATATCGATGTATAAGGTATTTAACAACCTTTTACCTATCAATCTCTCTGCATAACTCCAGGCAGCAGACTCGACTAGTTTCCTAGTCGATTTGCAAGAACCTGTGATATTGAGGATCATTTAAGCTACCCAATCCCATGCACGATCTGTATCAACTGCAAAGTAACCTATTCCAGGCAACTTGGGATCAAAGTAATCAGAGCGTATCTCTGCGATATCGATCCAACTCGAAGCACAATCAAAGTTATCCTCCCATACAACCTTAACCATTGTATCTGATGGACTATTCCATTTAAGGCCAATGTTCTCTTCTATCGATGCAACCTTACCTGTCCACTCAGATAGACCAGCACCAAAGCAACCTGCAATCTCTGTACCTATTGATATATTCATTCTTTTATCCTCTGTGTTATTTCTCATTATATACATAGTATAACACACGTAGAGAGGTTTGTCAAGTAAAATCGTTACCTATAAGTCTTTGATTCTAAACGAAAAGTGAAAAAAGTTTTATTCTTTTTCGTAGTCTTTTGCTGATGAACCGCAAATTGGACAGTCTTCTGTAGGTGATTCTTCACCTTCATGAATATGACCGCAATCTGGACAAATCCATTTACCCATTTGCTGCACCTCTAGCTTGAGGATATGTTTCGTGTTCAATTAACATAAAATCATCATCCCAATCGAACGCCTCTTTTACCACATTCTCAGACAATCCCTTATACTTACGATGTAGTATTTTGTCCTTTGCAGCAACAAGAATATCTGCTTCGTCAGGATGTAGAGATTCTAGTAATTGAATAAACATAGATTCTCGTTTATTTTGTGTAAGTTTTGGATTACCACCTTCGATATAATGATAAAGCTTGCGAGATTCATAAGCAAGATTACCATGCTCTGTTCCTTCTGGAGCATCATTGGCTTTATATGGAACATCTCCTGCTGGAAGCGACCATTTAATTTTAGGATCAAATGAAGATTTAATAACCATCCTCAAAGAAGCATCATTATAATGTTTTAGATGACTAACCTTATCTTTCTTAGATTTAATTTTTGATAATTTACTCAAGATTTCTGAGTAAAGTGGTGTATATGTATCGACTGCCATTAAAATTCTCCTATCGATTCAGTGAGGTTGGATAACCTCTTTTGTATAAAATAGTTTAGTAATTGACTACGATCTCCTGATGGTGAAGACCCATAAGTTTCTAGAATTTCACTAGATAATTCTTCTGGAATATATGTTAGATCAATTAGTTTCAAGTTTCTCTGATAATTTCTCTTAACCTCATCATTAGGAGCAACATCTTCAAAATTATGATCTATCCAAGAAGCCATCTTTTTCTTTGTCATTGGTTTCTGTCTTAGACCATCAGTAAAGGTATTATCTGGAGAGAGCACATTAGGAACTCCATCACTGGTATCACCTTTGAATACATGTTCTTTTATGTATCTAACTGGGTCTTCTCCATCTATCATTTTTTTAGTGATAGGACTATACTGTTTCACATTAGGAAACCTCTGTAACTGAATAAAGTCTTTATCACCAGATAGTATCATAATTTCCTCTGCATATTCAGAACATAATGTTCCAATAATATCATCAGCCTCTGCACCATATACCTCTACTGACTTGTAAGGCATAATGGTTTTAATTTCTTCCTTAATGATATTTAGGCAACCAAAAATAGCGTCCCAATCTTTAGAATCTGTAGTCCTACCTTTTCTGCGACTGTGTTTGTACTCTGGAAAGTAATCACGCCTCCAGTAGTGTTTAGAGTCATAACAAAGAACCATCTCACCAAACTCAGATAGAAAACGTGTGCGGTACATACGTAAAGAGTTAAGAACCATGTGTCTTACCTTATCTTCTTCTGGTTCAGATCCCTTGGATATATGCATTTGCATCATAATGTTTGCCATCATAATTTGACTCATATCAACTAATATCATTCTGCCACGTACATATGAGCGTTAAAACTCATACTCCTTCTCTCTCCATCTACATGAAATGGATATACGAAATGTTTAAGCCATGATGGAAATACCAACAACTTGCCCACTTCTGGTTTAAATTTAAGATTGTCACTACGAAACTCTTGGTTCTCTCCAAACATAAATTCGATCAATCCACTTGCTGGATAATGATCCTTGTTATCCTCTACAATCTCATCATGCATCTTAGGGGGTAGTTTAAGATAGATCACAGCAGAGAAGTTCCCATTGTGATGATGCCAAGGATTAAACTCGCCTGCATACTGACTGACTACCCAACTCTGTGTTAGATGAATATTTTGTATAGTTGGTTTTGCGTCACCAGCAATCTTCTTCCAACCGTATGCAGTATTGTTTTTAATTAATTCCTCAACATAAGATATACAGGCAGACTTCATTATATTTTTAGTGTACACTATATCATCTTCATTTGATATAGGTATCTGGATTTCTTTATGAACTTTACCTACCAGTTTATGTGACCAATCCCATTCTATGGACTTCTTATCATCACTAAGAATAGGATCAACACAATCATTGATTATATTAACAAATCGTTCTGGAACAGTAGATTCCATGATAGTAGGGGAAAAAGGCCTATGAAATTTCGGGGTCTGGTTCATCTATTTGCTCACTTAATTCATATAATACTTTAGGATCAATTGAACCTTGCATCCGATTATCCTTATCAAGAGTTACTTTAGAAACAATATCCATAAGAGAACTCATGGGATGTTCTAACTCTAACTCTTTATATATAGACGCTTTTAGAGTCTCTATTACAAATGCCATGCTTCGTATAAAAGACTCATTATTTATATCGAATCCATTCTCACTCATAGTATGAATAAGCTGCACCATTATCTGTTCTGTTAAATTATCTGCGAACATCAAATCTTCTTCAATTTCTATCGTTTCATTTGGATCAGGTATAACTATTTTTCTACCCTTTCTCCACGGGCCTTTAATTATATCAGCAGTCATGCTTCCATATCCTTTTCCCATACCATACCTAAGTCTGGATAGAATGTTCCAACGTCACGTTTGGGTTTCCCTATATTTGGACCATACCAATAGTAACCAAGAGCTACATTACGACTTCTAATTTTCTTCTCTTGGTACTCACCATAAAACATAGCAGACCAATCACCATGCTTGAGATAACTCTGCATTTCTCTTACATAACCTTCATGGTCTGCAAGTCTAGCAATCGAACCTTTAATATCTTTCTTAACACCAGCACGTTCAACAGAAGCAAGTTCTTTCTGGGTCTTCATCCACACCTTAACCTTATCAGGAT